CAGCAGCTTGTGGTGAGCCTGACTAGCGACGGAACCGTCGTAAAGAGGGCTAATAGGTAGGGCTCAGGACTAAAACTCTAGGGCGTGTGGTATCATCCACGTGTATGTCAGACGCCGATCCTCAGCCGTGGCAGGCTCTAACCGAGCCTAACGAAGCCGTAATCAATCAGGTGGTGAAGCTGCTGCGCCGTGGTCTGCCGCTGTCTACCTGTGCGAGGTATATTGCGACAACCGAGACTCGGCTCAAGCGCTGGATGGAGCGCGGTGAGAACGCTATCGAAACGGAGAGCGTAGGTGTGGAAGACCAGATCTACGCTCAACTGTATCTGGAGGCGGCTCGCGCGCACGCGCACTATGAGTCAGAGCAGATCGCCTCACTGAGCGACCCCGACAACGCTCTGTGGAGGCGTGCCCTCTCCGTGCTTGAGCGCCGTGACTCGCGCACCTGGGGCAAGCAGGAGACCGATACCCAGGAGTCGGGCGAGATCATTGACCCCGACAGCAAGTTCCTGTAGACCTTGAACGGGTTCGAGACAGAGATCAACAAGCTGCGCGCCCGCCAGCCTAAACAGGCTGAGGGCGCCAGCACGTCCTTCTGGAGCACCGATCCTCCCGTCTTCGACGAGCACGGCCGAATGGTCCGAGGCGGGATGTGGCCTGGGCAGCGTGAGTGGTGGGAACTAGACACGCAGATCAAAATCCTGATCGGGGGCTACGGGGCCGGGAAGACCATCTCCGCATCCAAGCGCGCCATTGCACTGGCACTTCACAACTCCCCTGCTCCCGTCGCGGTGGTCTCCCCCACCTACGCGATGGCGCAGGATACGGTGGTGGTGACTATCGCCGAGCTTCTCGACGGTAAGCGAACCATCCACCCCGGCCTGACTTGGCAATACAAGACCAACAGCAGCCGCTTCCTGATCGACTTCTACGGTCGTAGGGGCACGATCATCGTCTACTCCGGCGAGAAGCCCGACCGTCTGAAAGGACCCAACCTCGGTGCGGCCATCATCGACGAGCCGTTCATTCAGGACAAGGAAGTCTTCGATCAGATGCTCGCTCGTGTTCGTCACCCCGAGTCACGTCTACGCGAGGTATGTATGACGGGCACTCCCGAAGCTACGGGAGCCTGGGGCCGAGACCTCATCGAGGGCGACCTCGGCCAGAACTACGACCTCGGGTTCGTCCGCCTCTCAACACGTCAGAACAAGGCCCTAGACCCGAGCTACGTCCGCTCGCTGCTTGCTGCCTACGACGAGAAGACCGCCGAAGCTTACATCGAGGGCCACTTCGTCACCCTCGATGACGGGCAGGTTTACTACTCGTTCGATAAGAAGCGCAACGTCCAGGCCCTGGGGCTCCCCCACGACATTGACTTCCTGGGAGTGGGTATGGACTTCAACGTGTCACCCATGACAGCAGCCGTATTCTGGGTGAGGGGGCAGCATATGCACTTCCTCAAGACCTACGAGCAAGTCAACAGCGACACCGAGTCGATGTGCCGGACCCTCCTCGACGACTGGGGCGACGAGGGCCTGAGGAACATCTACCCCGATCCTGCTGGAAAGCAGCGCTCCACTAGCGCCTCCGCTGGTAGGTCAGACTTCGACATCATCCAGCGCTTCGGATTCAAGATCTATGCCCCCGCGAGACACACTCCGATCAAAGATCGGTACAACGCATTCAACGGTAAGCTCCAGGCCCGTAACGGGATCACCAGCCTGACCATCGAGCCTCGTGGCGACCGCTACGGAGCGCAGCACCTAATCTCCTCAATCGAGAACCTCACCCACGCTAACAAGCACAAGCGTGGTTCTAACGGCGGAGACCAGTTCACCCACATCACCGACGCGGCGGGCTACGCCGTGGATTACCTGTATCCCGTCGGCCGCTCCGGCTTCCAAGTCAAGCCGCTTCTCGGCTACTGATATGCCTATCTCATCACCGCACCCCGAGTACGAAGCGCACGCCATGAAGTGGCAGCGCGTCCGCGATGTCAAGAGCGGCTCCGACGCGGTCAAGCGCGGCGGCCCTGCGTACCTTCCCGCGCTCGGGGGGCAGACAACGTCTGAATACGAAGCCTACCGCTACCGTGCCATGTTCCTCCCGGTCGTGGCGCGTACGGTCCGCACGCTGGTCGGGCTAGCCACCTTCAAGCGGCCGACCCTCGTAGGCCCCGCGCCCCTCTCCCAGATCGAGGAGTCGATCGGAACCGAGGGCCAGCCCCTGGACCGGATGGCAGCCTCGATCATGGAGGAGCAGGTATCCGTTGGACGTGTGGGTGCTCTGGTGGATGTGGACGCGGGTGACCCGATGGCACCTCCCTCGATCGCGCTGTACCACGCGGAGAACATCACCAACTGGGACACGACTATGTACCGTGGCCGTGAGGTCGCTACCACCGTCGTTCTGCGGGAGAAGCGCCTAGAGCCCACTGAAGACCCCTACGAGCGCAAGTACGAGACCATCTACCGCGAACTAGGGTTCGGCGTTCCCCCGGCTCGTACGTCGCCGGTCGCCGACTATGCTCTGCGCGAGTCGGACCTGGAGGATGGCGTGTACTACCAGGTCATCTGGTCCAGGCCCAAGGACGACAAGGGTAAAGCCACCGGGGACTGGGCACGCGAGAGCGTGGTGGTGCCGCGCTCCGCTGGTGGTCAACCTCTCAAGGAGATCCCCTTCGTATGCTTCAATTCGGGGCACCTGGGGCTAAAGATCGGCGAGGTCCCCATGGACGACCTCGCGACGATCAACCTGAGCCACTACCTCAACTCCGCGGACCTTGAGCACGGCCGCCACTTCACCGCCCTGCCCACGGCATGGCTGGCGGGGTTCGAGTTCGAAGGTGATGTCCACATCGGATCCACCCGCGCCTGGGTGACCGACAACGACAGCGCCAAGGCAGGATTCCTTGAGTTCAGCGGGGCGGGCCTGAACCACCTGGCGGACGGCATGGAGCAGAAGGAGCGCCTCATGGCGGTCGTCGGCGTCCGCTTCCTAGAGACCGGCTACGGCGGCCCCGAGAAGCCCGAGACGCTGCGTCTCCGGCAGCAGGGTGACCGCGCAAACCTTGTGTCCATGATGGATGTCACCGAGGACGGTGTCAACCGCCTGCTCGGTTACTGCCTAGGGTTCATGACGCCGCTCTCCGCCGATGGCACTATCAAGTTCTCCATGGCGCGGGACTTCACTGAGACGCGCCTGGACCCGAACCTGCTGGCCCAGTACATCAACGCGGTGCAGAACGGGCTGCTGTCCTGGGAGTCGTTCGTACACGTCCTCAGCACCACGGGCACTCTGCCCGACGGCGTGGATGCAGACGAGGAGGCACGTCGCCTTATGGCAGGCATCCCTGGCAGCGCCACGGCCTCGGGGGGCACCCCCATGCAGGATGATGAATGAGCGCCTCCGATGAGATCGCGAGCGCGTACATCCTTCGAGGGGTCAACGTCATCCGCCACGCCGAGGACGTTAGGCGCAGGACGACGGGACTCCTCGAAGCCCTGATTGCGGCGCTCTACTCAGAGATCATTATCACTGAGCCTGGGCCGGGCTGGGCTGCTCAACGCGAGCGCCTGATCCGAAAGATCAACCGTATGGTGGACGAGTACTACGACGAAGCCACCTCCCGACTGGAGCTTGCCCTACTGCTCCTGGCTCGCGACGAATCCGAGTTCTACCAGGCCACCATGGAGCGGATCCTGGGTACTCCGTCAGTAGCGGGCAAGGGTCTCCTGAAACGGGAGGCCGAAGAGGTGGTGTCTACCCTTCTGATCGCGGGGGGAACCCTGCCGGAGTACATGCGGGGCCAGGCCCGTAACTTCGCAACGGCCGTCGCCAGGCAGCTACGGATGTCTTCTGTCGGCGAGGATATCCAGTCCATCCTGTCCCGGATCTTTGGGCGCAGAACCGGCCGCACGCTTCGGGTGCCCACCCTAGGCGAGGGCGAGCAGCAGGTGCCGGAGTTCAGCGGGGGCGTCACAGATACGGCTCGTAGGCACGTCAATACCACCACCACCAGTGCGACCAGTGCTACCTCTCAGGCAGCGGCGCAGAAGCTGTTCGAGAAGAACCCTCCGGTCGAGCGGGTGATGCTATCTGTCATCCTGGATCGGAGAACCAGCGACATCTGTAGTAGCCGGGCCGGGGCCATCTGGCAGCTTCCCTCCGGCAAAGCCGACCCCGAGAGCGCCACATCCGAAGGCTTCCCCGGCCCGCCTCCCTACCATCTGAACTGCCGTTCCATCCTGCTCCCTGTCTTGGCCTCCGCCGACAACATCCGGAACAGGAGAAGGATCCCCGAAGATCGACGCGATCAGGTGGATGGCTCCCTGCCCCAACTAGAGAGCCTGGAGAACTGGCTGAAGAGCCAGCCCGCCCGCGTGCAGCGCCAATTCTTGGGGTCTTCGCAGTACAATCTATACAAGCAGGGGAAGCTCCCCACGAGCAACCTGCTTCAGAGGGGCGCTCGCCCCTTGACGCTTCAAGGACTGAAGCGTAGCTACCGCTGAACCTGGGTCCCGAGGACCCACCAACGACTCCCGAGGAGTAAGCCCCGAGGGCTAAACAACCATGCTACAGAAACGAGTTACTGATATTGAGTCTGTCGACGAGCGCTACCGCGACCTTTACGTCCAGGGCGAAGACGGTTCCTATCAACTCGACTTCGTCGACCAGGACGCCAAGGCGCAGGTCGCCGAGTTCCGGAACAACAACCGTGCTCTGAACCGCGAGCTTCAGAGCATGAAGGAGCAGATGGACAAGTACTCTGCTCTCGGCGATGTCACCCCCGACGACATCAACGGCCTCCTGGAGGCTCGGAAGCTTGCCGAGCGTGCCGCTCAAGACGAGCTTCTCAAGGAGATCATGCTGCCCGACGGCTCCGTGGACCGGGGCCGCATTCGGTCCTACGCGGACAAGCAGTTCGAGGGTGAGCGCAAGGCCATGCAGTCGAAGTACGACGCGCTCTCCAAGGAGAAGGAGGAGCTTGACGGACTGCTCTTTGAGGCCAAGGACGCCTACCAGACTGAGGTCCGCAACTCCCAGATTCGCAGCGCCATCGAGGGCGTCGCGCGTCCTCGGGACGGCGCAATGGATGACATCCTGGCCCGCGCAGAGAGCCAGATCGGCTTCAACGATACCGGCGACATGGTCGTCTGGGACGGAAACGGCGAGCCTCGTTACGGGGCTAAGGGCGGGGACTTCATGACCGCCAAAGAGTGGATCGGCGAACTCGTCGACAACGCCCCTCACCTGTTCGAGGGTCGCATGGGCGGGGGTGCCGCTGGCGACGGAGGTAAGCAGACCGCTCGCCCCGGCGGCCCGATCGTCAACGCGCGTGACGCCGAAGACCTCGGGCGGAACTTCAAGGCCATCATCGACGGCTCCGCCGCTATTCGTAACGACTGATGGCCGCCGCGCTCACACGGAAGACCCTCGATACGAACCTCTTCTCGCAGGTGGTCGCCTGCAAGAAGGGGGCTTCGGCCCTTCGTATCGTGGAGGATTCTGGAGCGCTCAAGCTTGAGGTCTACGAAGACGCAGCACTGGCAGACGGACCCGGCTTCCGGGTTTGGATTGCAACAGCATCCGAAGATACCAGTCGGTTCAGCCCCGACTGGTATCTCGGGCGCGCTACGGTCAGCGCCACCACCTACCTGGGGTATGCTCAGGCCCTTACCGAGGTAGACGAAGAGGACGAGTACACCGGGGGCTACTTCCCCGGAGCCTGGACTGACACCGCTGGGTACACCGAGGGCGATATCGTTCGCTCTAACAACTCCCTGTATGTGTGCCGGGTGAGCATCTCGCCCGACCGTGGCGGAGGAGGCACTGCC